CTATATTAGTGACTTAGAAAAACAAGCTGAAGAATTACAGATTAAAATAAGTGAAAGATCAGAAGCAACGTCTGATGATACCGAACTTAGAGTTAAACTTGCTTCGGCAGGATATAGCGAAGAAGAGATTACAGCAATGGAATCTGCACCTTCACTGATGACTAAAGTAGCTTCGGCTGCACAAGAACCTTGGGAACTTGGTAAAGGCATCGGAATGAAGAAAGAGAAGACAGATCCATTCTTGGACTTCTTAACTTCGTAATACAGAATTTGAAGGTGTGTCCTTCTAAATAGTAACTGGCCCTAGTAGGCCTTTAAACAGGAGAAAACTTAAATGTTGATGGAAAGTAGAGTTGAGATACTTCGCGGCTGGCCTGCGGACGGTTCTCGTGAAAGAGTTCAAACTATTGCTTCCGGTGTTACACTCGTCAATGGCGATTTCGTAACTTTGGATGCAAGTGGTAACTTGATTAAAACTACTGCAGCTACCCGTGTTTGTGGCGTGGTAGTTCGTGGTAATGGTGATAGCGGCGCGTCTGCTAACACAAATAAAGCTGTTGTTGTTTGGGGTAACTACATTGCCCGTATCGACTCAACGACATTCGCTGCAGGTGCATTTGTTCCTGGTAGCCCTGTTGCTGCAGCTGCTGGTGGTCTTGTGGCTTTGTCGGCTGGTGCTGTAACTGACGTTGGTTACGTACTTGATGTTGTTGCTGCTAGTGGCACCCAGACTGCACACTTAACCGTTTGCATGTTCTAAGGAGATAACGACAAATGTATAATACCGAAACAATTAACGTGCAATTTTTAAACCAGTCTTTCCTTGATAAAATTGATCAAGGTATGACTAAAGAAGCTAGCGTTGCTATGTCTGCTTTCGTAAGACAAAAACTTCGTGAAGATGGCTTTGCTCGTAAGATCTTGATGCCTACTTTGGTTACAGCTGCTGATTTGGATCGTCAAATCACAGAAGAGCCAACAGTTATCATCGAGAAGGAACCTGACTCTATCGCTGCTTCTGTACCTTTCGTAGGTCGTCCTGAGATTCGTTACTTCAAGGGTGCTCGTTACCCAGTAACCTTCAACAAGATTGAATCTGCTGAGTTCAAGAAGTCTAAGTTCGAGTTGGCTACATACCGTACCGACATCCGTACTGTTCTTCAAGAGAACAGCGTTAAAGATCTTCAGAAGCAAGAAGACCAATCTTTGTACAGCGCAATCACAACCATCGCTGCAGCTAATAGCAACGTATACACCATCTCTGGCGGTTTCACTGTTCAGACTTTGATGAACGGTGTTAAGAACCTGTTGGCTAAGCAAGTGCCAGTTGGTACCTTGTTGATGACCCAAGAAATGTATGCTGACCTGATCAAACAGCCAGCTACTCAAGTTGGTTCTGGTGTTGCTGGTAGCTTGATGACTGGTACTGCTAACCTGGATAACTTCTACGGTTGGAAGATCATCACTACTAACAAGAACGACATTCTGCCTAATAACCAGTGTATCGCTTTTGCTCCTCCTCAGTATCTTGGTCAGTTCTTGATGCTGCAAGATTCTATGGTTTACCTAGAAACAAGAGCAGATATGATTAGCTTCAAGACCTACGAAGCTGTTGGTATGGGCTTCGGTAACGTAAATGGTGCAGTTGTTCTAAACTTCTAATCAGCTAGTTCTGGTTGAAGCTAAAAAAAGCCTAGAGAAATCTAGGCTTTTTCTTTTACTACTTACAGGTTAGTTTCCATTTATCCATACCACAATCAAATACTCGGTAGTACCCATTAGCCTTGCAGTTCTCTACTTCTGTTAAAGAGGGATCAAATACCTCCAGTATCTTATATAACTTATGCTTCTGGAACATATGTCGAGTATATCGTTTATTATTTTTACACCAATAATATCCCGGGGAACTAGTCCCGGAGTGAATGAAGTTATTCTTTCTATACACATCTCCAACCGACCAACGCTTATCCGAATAGCTTACTATAGAATGAATTCCCGGAAATGCCTTCAGATAGGCTTTCAGTAATCTACTAAATCCGCCTACCACGGCTCCTATCGAGGAAAATCTAAGTAACTCTTTCTGCCCTAACTCTTTAGAGAATCTAGATTCCCCAAAAGACATGCAGGCTACTAAAGTATCTCCCTCATACAACCCTACTGCGTAGTCTTGAGATCGTACTCCACCTTGAATGTGAGTGGATTCATAGAAAGAGTAGGCTTCCATAGGTAGAACTACTTTACACTCCAGCTTACGTGCGTACCTTACATCGGTTCCTTTATTTAAAATATGAGTTAAACGAGATAGCACTATTTCTTTTTTAGTGTCCCACTCATCACTAAATATCTGTATAAGTCTAATCCCTGCCCTATTAGCCGCATTAAGTTTATCTAAATGATACCCTTTATCCCGGAAATCTTCTCCGTGCCATCGAAGCCCATTAAATTCTATTCCTACTTTTAAGCCTGGTATGAATATATCAATTTCTTTTCCATTATCTAGTAAGCCTCTACTATTGGATAGCACTGGTAAACCTAGGTTATTTATAAACTCAGTAAGATCTGTTTCAGGCCTTGACACTTTATAACTACATTTGGGGCATCCATTCCTACCAGAAATAATGGCGTTGGGTATTTGCCAATAACTGCCATGTTTTTTACAAACCGCCTCTCCTTTAATCTTACTACCTTTATACACGAACTTAGAGAAGTCTATTGTGTCTCCATACAGGGAAGAAGCTTTACTTAGGAAATCCTCTTTTGTATCCCACTGTTTAGATGCCCTGCTAGCTATGCCACATTTAGGGCAAGGATAGGTAGACTGATATAAATAAGCTGCGAAGTCTATTGTGAACCTACCATGGACTGGACATATTACGGTTATCTTTTTATTAGCCCCAGTGTACACGACTTCTGAATAGTCGCAGTAAGTTCCATACTTATTTTCTAACTCCGCAACAGCCTCCTTTGTAGTTTTCTTGGCTACTCCTCCACATTTGGCACAAAGAATACCCCGTCTCATTTTTTTATAACTTTGCTGAAAAGTGTGATTGTTACCGCAGGTGACGGTGCCCTTAGTCGCACTATTGATGTAGACAAACCTAGAAAAATCACACTCTGGGTATAGATTAGTAAGAATACCAATAGCCTCTTCTTGCGTTAACTTTTTTGTAGATCTTACTATTTTCGTTTCCATACTAATTCCCATTTATCCATGCCGCAATCAAATATGCGGTAATACCCATTAGCCTTGCAATTCTCCACTTCAGTCTTAGCAGGGTCAAACACTTCTAGAGCCCCAGGAAGCTTATGCTTTTGAAAACTCTGTCTACCATACCTAGTATGTTTCTTACACCAGAAATATCCTGGTTCACTACTGCCTACTTTACTAAATCCATTTTTACTGTATACCTCCCCTAGAGACCATCTCTTGTCAGAGTAACTAACTACTGAAACTATATTAGGGTTATCCAGTAAGAACCTTTTTAACAGTCTACTAAACCCACCTACTACTGATCCTATGGAGGAGAACCTTAATAACTCAACCAATCCTTCTCTTTTCTCAAACCTGGATTTACCAAAAGACATACATGCTACTAACTCGGCATTATCATATAATCCTATATAAATAGATGATTGTGTTGGGCCCTGAATATGTGTAGTCTGAAAGAAAGGACTTGCCTCTTGGCTACGCAGATAGTTAACATCTAGTTTCCTAGCGTATAAGGTCTTAGAAGAAACTCCTAGTATATGGGATAGTCTAGTTTTAACTATTTCTTTCTTAGATATCCACTCATCTTCAAAAATAGATATTAGCCTTATCCCTGCTTTAGTTGCAGCCTCTAATTTGTCTAAGTGATAACGTTTAGGTTTGTGTATTTCTCCATGCCACCACAATCCATTAAACTCTATTGCCAAGTTCTTCCCAGGAATGAATATATCCAACTCTTTACCATTACCAAGCAGGGTTCTAGAATTTGTAACAATATCAAACCCAAGACTTTTAATAAAATCTCCTATTTCTATTTCAGGAGTAGACACTAAGTTAGCACAGGAAGGGCATCCTACACCTTCTAAGTGACTAGCAGGTGTTTGCCAGAAAGATCCATGATCCTTACAAATTATCTCACATTTAACATGACTGCTTACGTAGATAACTTTAGTATAAATATACCTACCTAGGTGTATGGCATCACTCTCGGCTACAAATGATTCTAAAGTTCGTCTCCTCAAGTTTGCGGATCTAATACTACCGCATCTAGGACAACCCATGCCTAGTAGATGTGAGTTCGGCCTGATCCAGAAAGGTCCATGCTCTGAACATATTAACTCCCCTTTAACCTTGTTTCCCTTGTATGTAAACCTGGAATAGTTATACCTAACCCCGTGTACTTTCGTAGAGTCTTCTTTAAAGCTTATCTCCGGAGCCTTACGTACATTTCCACTGCACTCTGGACAACCACAGCCTTGTAGGTGTGCGTTAGGCGTTTGCCAAAAACTACCATGAGTTTTACATATTATTTCAATCTTGACCCTATTTCCTGTGTATACGACTTTTTCATAGTTGTAGAGTAAACCATGCACCGACATTGCTTTAGTTATAAAGGACTCCCTAGTGTCTTTTTTACTAGTAGATCTCCTCTCTATTCCACATAAATTACAAGATATACCTCGATCTAGATTGCTGAAGTGTTGTAAAAAAGTATGCCCTTTATCACAAATTACGGTACTCTTAGTTTTACTATTTATGTACTTGAATTGAGAGAAATCAAAGGTTGGGTATTTCTCAATTAACCGTCTTAAGCATACTTCTTCAGTTAGCTTCGGATAAGCCATATTAATTCCTATTCTAAGATATAAAGATAACTTCGTACTATTATTATACCTCTTTTTCAAGTAAATCTTAAACCCCCAGGCTAAAAAAGCCTGGAATGATTCAGGCTTTTTCTTTGTTGCTAACTACTTAAACTTAGCTAACTGACGGGCCATCGATTCTACCTCTGACCTTACATAAGCAAAGTCTCTGTAGACCCCTTTTGTCTTGTCATACTCAGGAAGAAAATCCCCGTGATGTGCACAGTCAAAGCCGATATAAAACCCTTCTAGGGTTTCTCCAGAAAGACTGTGTAAGCCACCTGCGAAGGTTATACCTCCATGTACATCAGTAACACTACTAAGTTTATCCAAGTGTCCTCCAGGCAGTCTAACATATCCACATAATGCTCCAGTGGTTGGATTTCGTTTAATCACACAAGCGTATCCAGTATTCGCATCTATCCAGTTAAGATAGTCTGGCTCGGTTTCCCAAGGTTTAAGATTTTCCATGTAGCTTACCTCTCATTAGTTAATAAAAATATCTTCCTATTTTTCTTATACCACAATATGGGTTAAAATAAGAATACGACCTGACGTACACAGGTCTTTTACATTTAACCTTAAGGAAAATACAAATGTCAGATTTTATTACACAAAGCGATAACACCGGTGGTTTGGCTGGCGGTACTACTGTCGTTCTGCAAACAGCTACTTCAGTAGCTACCGGTTCAACAGTAGCTATTACAAAACAAGGTCATCCACATGCATACGTAGTTGCAGGTACATTCGTTGGTACTATGAGAGTAGAAGTATCTATGGATGGTACTACTTGGTATACTCTAGCTTCATATACCGCTCCTGCGGTTCTTGAGTCTACCGGTCCTTGGAAGTATGTTCGTGGTAACTGCACAGCCTTCACCTCTGGAACAATCACTCTTTCAAAAATTAGCTTCTAATTTCTCTTCCCCTTCTAGGAATTAGATGATAAGCTTTACAGGCTCCTGCAATGGGAGCCTTTTTTATTATCTGTTAAAATATAAGGTAATCTACTGGAGTAAGTAAATGAGTAATAAATATTTAGAAAAAATCGCAGGAATTTCTTCTACCATAAGCAGAGGAGCAGAATTGCTTACGGGAAGTAAGTTAGATGCATTGAAGAAAATACACCGTAACCTGGCTAAAAGTAAAAGCTACCGTTCAGATCCCACAGATAGAGCTATTGTAAAAGGCATGGTGAGAAGTGAGGCTTCTAAAGTTGTTAAGGCTAGAAGTGTTGCGGCTGTTGGTTCAGCTGGTATTGCTTCTGGAGCAGTAGCTGCTATTAAATCCAGAAACAAAGGCGTCTCGAATGAGTAACAAATATTTAGACAAGGTTTTAGAGAAGCAAGCAGGGTTGTCTGAGTTCTTCGATGATATTACCGGCTCTAGAGTAAGAAAGAATAAAAGTATGATGGATGCATTATCCGAGGCTCAGGCTGCAGGTAAAGAATTTAAGGACTATGCCGGTCAACACGCACACCTTAGAAATGCATCTATTAATGCTAGAATTAAAGCAGGGCTTGGAGTAGCGAGCATAGCAGGGGTTGGCTTGTATGGATTACACAAGTATAAGCAGAACCAACAGAACAAAATATTAGAAGAGTACAAAGCTTTCTATAAGCAGGCTTCTTTCGGGGATCTTGCTAGGTCTGCTGGTAGAGCTTTAAATAATGGCGTCTCTTCTTTTATAGGTCAAGCAAACGTGGCTAGCGGCGGTCAGATAAATACCTTTGCTGAGAATCTTGGTATTAAAATGACTGGGAAAGCAGGTCGCAAGTTTAAGAGTGGCGCAATAACCCAGCAGGCTAGAGATATGGTTCGTGCTGCAAGAAAACAAGCTAGAGCAGCCGGAATGAGTAAAAGTGAACAGATACTTACTCGTAAAGCAACCATGAATAGTGCTAGAAGTTTGCTAAAAGACCAACTTGATGCTAGAATGGGTCTGCTTGGAAAAGGCGGTGCAGTAGCAGGTACTTTTGCAATTGGCAAACACTACGGTACTAAACAAGCTCCAATAGATCAAAACCAATATTATTAATTAGGAGAAACAAACAATGAGTATCAATATTCCAGGAAAAGTAAAGTATCTAGTTAACATGGTAGAGTCGCATCTACAAATGATGGATAACCGTCTTACTATCAAACGTGGTGAACACGCACAAATCTCTGAAAAAGAATCAGAACACGAAGACGTTATTTTCGCTATTCGTCGTGGTTGGGCTAAACTAATGGATATAGCACCAACTGAGTCTGCTACAGCTCCAGCTCCAGAAATGAAGTTTACTAAGCCAGCAAATGAAGGTGCATCAAGCATTGAAGAGCTATTAGCTCAAGATACGAAAGTACCTGCGGATGAAGCCAAAGTTGATGAAGTTAAAGTTACTCCAGTTACAGCAACAGAGGCAGAAGCTCCAGTCGCAGAAGCAGCTACAGCAACCGATGCTGATGCAAAGCCTGCTAAAGGGACTAAAGCAAAAGCTTAACAAGCTAAAGAAGTAACAAGCCAGGGCCTCTTCTCTGAGGCTCTACTTTTAAAAAGAATACATAAATGGGTTTACCAGTTCTAACACCTGATGAAGTAAGAGCCTACTTAAGTGACTATGCTGAAAATAACCACTTGCTAGATGCTCAGGAATTCTCTGACATGCAAATAGGTTTAGCTATTAGCTTGGCCGTCTCAGATTGGAATATGGCTCCTCCACTATCAGCCGATACGATGTACACGGTTGATCAACGTTTTAAATCAGTATTCTTAAGTGGTACTTTATATAAGTTATTTGCTGGAGCGTCAGCTTTACTAGCACGTAACACACTAGAATATTCAGACGGTGGAGTAACGGTACCCGTCGAAGAAAGAATGCAGCTCTATACTACCTTAGCAGGAATGTATCAGGCTGACTTTCAAAATGCAGTAAAATCTGTAAAGATACATCTAAACATGGAGTCTGGGTGGGATTGCGTTTCTAGTGACTATGCTAACTTCCCTATTTGGTAAAGAAAGAAAAATGGAAAATAAGTATTTAGAGAAGATTGCTATGGGGATTAGCCTCACACCGCTTGGTAAGCATGTGGCGATAGGTGCTGGTCTGGGTGGTACATATGGGTATTTAGAAGACAAGGTTGTGAACCGGAGGAAACGTAAATCTAACTGGAGAACTGGTATTAATGTAGTTGGCGGTGCTGTATCCGGTGGCTTGGCAGGAGCGTATATTCATGATGTCAAAGAGCTATTAAGGGGAGGTATTCCTGGCAATAAGTATAAAAGATCTACTTTTAACCCTGGAAGCGTAGACGATCACCTCAAGAGTTTTGGTGCAAAGCGCAGTTCATTTAAAACCAAGGCTGAAGTTAACAAGCACATGAAAGCACACATGCACAAAGTACATCCTGATAAACCAGGTGGCTCTACAGAGGCTTTCCAGAAAGCAAGTACTTCAGCAAAAGCTATTAGAGAGTCTGAATGGTTTGAAAAACTAGCAGGATTTAGTAATACGTATCTAGAGAAGATTGCTAGCTCCTATTAAATGTCATTTAATTTCTCCTTCTCCTACGACTACTATCCGATAACTGGATTCCAAGGTGTCCCTACTATAGCAGTGACTACCGATGGGTCCATCACGGTTAAGTTTTATCCTATCTGGTATAAACAAGTAACTATGGAGTGGAGTATTCCTGCATCATGGGGAGCTTGTACGTTCAACGTATACAAGAGTGCTAAGGGAGACGGTCCTTTTGAACAGGTCAACCAGACCCCTATTACAGGTACGTTCTTTAAAGATTTAACTACAGAAGCATTTAGTAAATTTAGTAGAGACTTTTATGTAGTAGAAGTCATTCTACCTTCCGGACAAACAACTAGATCTCCAGCGTCATCCTGGCAAAAGATAAGAAGAAAAGATGTTGAACTTAAAGCCCTTGATATACAGCGCAGAGAATACCTGTTATTATCTAAGTACACTGGTGTTGAGTCACTGGTTTTTTCTAGAAGAACTTACGGTAAACGTTGCCTTCTATGTTGGAACCCAACTACTGAACGGGTGATGAACGATGCTTGCCCTTCCTGCCTTGGTACTAGTTTTGAAGGCGGATACTTTCCGGGCATCAGTTCTTTTATTCAGTATGAACCTACTCCTAATAGTGTTACCTTGACTTATTTCGGTAAGTTTGAGCCTAACCAGATTGGAGCTTGGACAATATCATACCCCGAGATTAATCCTCATGATTTAATAGTAAGATTATCTGACTGGAAGGTTTATAGAGTCGAAGCAATACAAAGTACAGAACTACTTACTGTTTCAGTAAGACAGATTATGCAGATCACAGAGTTAGATAAAGAGAGCGTGGAGTATCAACTGATTACGAAAGATCCAACAGTATTTCCAGCGGGGTATGTAAATTGAGGGGTATTCCAGATAATATCCTAAAAGAGGCTATAGCAGATCCTAACTTATTTGGAGAGATACCAGACCGTAAGTTAATACCAATACTTCATGAAGATAAAATTGTAGGTTTCTATGCACCTAAAAAATCAATGTATAAAGGCATGGCCCACCACCGAACAGGTGCTATTTTTGTAAGTCCTAAGTTTAGGAATCTAGGACTAGGCAGTAAAGCAGTGTTGGACTTCTTTACTAATAAGAAAAATGGATTAGCTTACATTGAACCAGATAACCTGGCTAGTATGTCTATATTTAGCAAGGCTGGATTCAAAAAGAATGGGGAGTTTATAGATGAAGACGGGACGCTGTATAATATAATGAAGAAAAGCATAGTAAGCAACAAGTATTTAGAAAAGGTGGACCAAATAAAAGGTAGTGACCGGTTCAAGAAGTTAAAGGATTAATAAATGAGCATGTCCCGTTTCTCCCCTAATTTTGTATCCATGATTATTGTGAAACCTTTACGGTATTTTTTCACTAATTACGCAGGGCCAGATTTAAAGTATTCTGAGGATCCTAAAGAAACTAAAATAGACATATCTTCTGTAAACAACTATAACAAAATAGAATTGCAGGAGAAGCCTAGGATCTTAGTTGATCGTGGTGGGTACCAAATCTCTAACACAGGTTTGTCTGATAACATGGCTGAAGCACTACCAATGGATGTTACTTTTGGCCTAGATAAAAGAACAAACATGGTTTTTATTAATGGACAAGCTTCTATTACGATAGAGGCTAGAAATGAAGGAACCTGTGAGTTAGTAACAGATATGGTATCTCATTTTTTAGTTTGGACTAAGCCTTACATTTGTAATAGCCAAGGCTTTAAGAATTTTGCAGTACCAATGTCGGTGTCTCCTTGTACTCCAAGTAAAGAAGACACAGAAATATTCCAGGTTGTCATCTCTGTTCCATACCTAATGGAAGAGCTGTGGCAAGTTCAGAATGATGCGTTAAAGATTAATGGGTTTATCCAAAGTCTTACCATATAATCTAAAATAACTAAAGATTTTAATAAGGAAAAAAATACATGTCTTACATAGTTCCTTCACCTCAGGTGTACGAGCAACTTCAAAGCTCTGGTGGTGTAGCCAATTCAACCCCAGACTTGGATTCTTGCATTATCGGACCAGCTTACAATATCCTACGATATGTCTCTGGTTCAACCCCATCAATGGTCGCTACCGCAGCTTTGTCTGCCGTTACTACTACTGGTTCAATCCTAGCTGGAGCCTTCACGGTTACAGTTATAGCTACAGGTGGCTTCTCAGTAGGTGACTCTGTCATTATTACTGGAGCAGGAGTCTCAGGTTCAAATCTACAAGCAAAGATTACCGATATCACAGGTAACGTTGCTACTTTAGATACAGCTGCAAGTACCAGTGTTACTGATGCCGCAATGACTAAGGCTGGTTTGATTGTAAACCCTACTATTGCAAATACCTTTATTCTTCCAGGTCAACAGCCAGGTCAAGTCGTAGATACTTCATCTATTCAGGTGTGGGTAACTAACACAATGGTAGAGACTATGGTTACGGGGGGTAGAAGCTACGCAAACTATAATGTAATAACAATAAATGAACCATCTACTACCGGTTCAATCACTGCTGCTAGTAGTTCATTAACAGTTGCTAACCCAAAAGGTTTTGTAATTGGTGATCAAATCACTATTGCAGGAGCAGGTGCTGCTGCAGCCACTTTAACAGTAACAATTACTAACATTGTTGGATCTGTGTTTACAATCAGTGCTGCTGCTACAACTACCGTTGCTAGCCTGGCAGTTACTAAGGTTGCACCTTCGAACGTAAACAGTGTAACAAACACATTACGTTGTCAGCCTGGTGATACAATCAAACTTGCTTACGTTAACAACGCTTCTGTATCTAAGTCGTTCACTACTTCAGTACAGTCTCTAGTTACTTCTAGTGGTCTTAATGGTACCGTAGTTTCAATCAATACTACTGACGTTATGCCTACTGACCTAGGCGTTCAAACTACAGGTGGTATGACTGCTGCTTCTCCTACTCTTACAGTTGTAAGTGCTACAGGTTTAGCAGTTGGAAATAATATAATCGTTAGCGGTGCTGGTGCTCTAGGTGCTGATTTAGTAACAACCGTTTCTAGTATAGCAGGTACTACTATTACTCTAGCCGCTGCTGCAGGTACTACTGTTGTTGCCGCCGTAGTTAAACAGATCCCAGACTTCACAGTAAACGTTGTTCAGACTTACAACAACCAACAGTTGCCTTTGAATAAACCAATTACAGTTGGTGCGCTTAACTATGATGTCTCTGCTACTGCTACTACAGGTCAGGTAATTGTAGAAGTTAATCCAGAACTAGTCTACGGCTTAGTATTGAGTGCAGAAGTTCACATTCAGTACCGCGCAATGAGAACAGACTTGGCTGGCACAATTAACACATTTAACTCAGCTTTAGATGTCAGTGCTTTACTAGGAGAGATCTCAGACGATAACCCTCTAGCTTTGGCTTTAAGTTTGGCTCTGGCTAACACTACGGGTCGTATATTCGGTATTGGCGTAGCTACCAACGATTTGACAGGTTATTCAAACGCTTTAGTTCTTTCTGAGACCTTTAGACTGTATGCATTAACTCCTTTAACTCAAGATATCTCTATCCTTAACATGGTTAAAACACATGCTATTTTAATGAGCACTCCTGAGAACGCATCTTGGAGAATTCTATTGGCTAACACAGCAATAAGCACCATTCAAGATATAGGTCCTTACTCTTCTACCTATGTAAATGCTAATGGTGGAAATAATACTATTAGCTTAACTAACGGTAATTACGTATTAAATGTAAGCAACGCTACTTTCATATCTGACGGCGTTACTCCTGGTGATTTAGTCAACATCACTGCTGCTACCCCAGGTACAGTTGTGGGTTCGTTGACAGTTCTTCAAGTAGTAAGTAATCAGCAATTGGTTGTTTCTGGCTCTACTGCTGCTACAGCAATCTCTTACTTCGTAAGCCGTAGTTTGACCAAGACTCAAATGGCTAACGGTGTTGCTGCTACTTCTGCTCAGTTCAATGCAAACAGAGTTATTCATGTTCAACCAGACGTTGTTGGTGTTATGGTGAATGGCGTTGTTAAGTATCTTCCAGGATACTACTTGTGTTCTGCTCTGGCTGGTCTGGTTGCAGGTATGCCAGTACAACAAGGTTTCACCAATATCGGTGTTGCAGGTATTGTTGATCTTAAGCATAGTAACTTCTACTTCTCTAAAGCAGATATGAATACCATGGCAGGTGCTGGTACATTGTTGTTTGCTCAAGAGACTCAAGGAGGTACTCCTTACGTTCGTCATGAACTGACTACAGACATGTCTGTGTTGGAATACCGTGAGTTGTTGGTTGTGAAGAATTGGGACTTTTTAGCGTACTTCTACTACGACAAAACTAAGCCTTTTATCGGAACTTGGAATATTACGCCAGATACGCTGAATATCATCAGACAGACTATAGTTGCGTCGTCTGAATTGTTGAAAGCTAAGAAGCTTCCTAAGATTGGTGCTCCACTACTTGGATACCAGATCTTGGCATTGTTACAAGATCCAGTCAATAAGGATCATATTACCTGTCAAGTCAAGATCTCGGTTGTTTACCCTAACAACTACTTAGATTTGTATTTAGTTATCTAGAGGAAAATGTAAGGAGGGTATACTCTCCTTACTTAAAATATGAATATACAAATTATTAAAGCCGCACAGTACTACTTAGAAAAACAAGCCTTCAACAGTAAACCTGTTTTAGACCTTGCTAATAAAGTAAAGACTAAGCTTATGAAATCTTCTGCAGCATCAGCCTCTAACATTATGTCTAGGGCTAGTGCTCATTTAGGTAATGTGGAACACTCTAGTATTTATAGCTCGGCAGAAAAAGCAAAGTTTAAGGATAGTATGGTAGAGTTAGGTAAGAGACATAGTCTCTCTCATGTAGAAGCTGCCCATGCTGTAAGAAAAGGCGCAATAGATGCCTACCACGAATTAAAGAAATAGGTAAAGGAAAAAATAAATGTCAGCTACTCCAGCTAATGATTCACTAACAACCGTCCAAGATACCGGGTTCTCCACGGACTGGGACTGGAAAGGGGAGTACGTAAGCAAGCTTGCGGACGATGGCCTAGAACGCTTTAGTCAATACTCTGCAACCCCAGACAGCACACTAATGTTTGCAGGCCCTGCTCGATATACAGGTCTAAGCGGAGACGCTGCTAACTTGCTACCTATCGGTTTAACTGATGGTTTGCAATTTAGTGGCAATGCTCAGCTAGCCCGTCTATATGAGATTGGTTCTAATAGAGCCTTCTTTACTAGAGGAAAGACGATGTCGGGTGTTTCTTTCAGCAAGATGTTGGCTGATCAAAAGAATATCCTAGCAGCTCTTACTAACAAAGCATATCACCCTAATCAAGATATTAGTGGCTTTGGTGCTCCAGGTGCAGATTCACCTAATCCAGACATCATGATGAACTTAGATAGCGAATACTTCTCTGTACCTTTTGGTATGCTGCTAGTGTTCAAGACTCGTGGCGGTGGTACAGGTAATGGTAAGATTCTTTCTGCAGTGTATCTAGAGTATTGCATGTTTGAATCGTATAGCTTCTCTGTCAGTTCTACTGCTCCTGCTATTGCAGAAAATATCTCGATTCAGTTTGATAGACCAGTTCCAGTGAGCTTCGCAAACTAAGTAATAAGTTTCACATTTATAAAACCCTGCTTAAACTAAAAAATAAGCAGGGTTTTTCTTTTTAGATTAGGTGAATAGATATGTCAGTACTACGGATTCCAAAAGGTGCACAACTAGATTCTAACTTCATGGAAGGAATTGTCAGCTCAGTAGACATCGAGCGAATGTTTTGTCAAGTCAAAACAAACAAAGGTCAGAACATCAGTTCTGTGACTTGGTTATTATCTTCTGGTGGTGCTGATCGAGGGGGTAGCCATGAAGGTCCTTCTTTAGGAGACAGGGTTATGATAACGGCTGCTTTAGGGTATCCTGTCATCATAGGATTCTTACCCAAGAGAGAAGATGGAGAAGCTTTCCCTCAGCCACTAGACTCAGGAGCTAATCCTAACGATACAGGCAACCTTAGCCCTATCCGATCTGGATCAGTGACAAACATCGGCAAGCCTGGAGACATGGTAATAGGAGATTCTATTACAAGTAGTAAAGGCGGTGGTATCTTTGGTATGCTACGAGGTGGTTCTGTTATAATCAAGGCCAGTAGACTGGCTCAGATATTTGTTTGTAAATTGGATGACCTAGTTAGAATAGTAGGTAGAAACTATGAAGTGTTCACTGATCTTTCTAGTAAGGCTCATGTATCTATTCGTGGTAGAGTGTATGGGTTCTTTGGGGCTTCAGACACCTTAACTAATAGTAGAGTAGGCAAATATAAGTATAAGGAATTCCTAGGAGATACTGCCTTAGCCGAGCATCTAGAGGACGATTATCATAATGCAAACCCTGCTACGTTTCCCGTCGCTAATACTATAATTAAAAAAGAAATTATAGTAGATGCTAGCAACAATCAATTACTAGTTAAAACCGTGGATCTATCTGGGGAAGATAAAAAGATAATTCAGGATGCAGGGAAGGCCAATATAGCTACGATTGATCACTCTCCCGCTTTAGTTAAGACTACTACAGCCTCGGGAGGTGCTATTGGTGCTGTTACTGTCTCCCCTAGTACCGTAGTTGTTAGTTCCACAAACGGAACAGTGTCTAGCGCCACGTTCACTAGTAGTAGTGCAATAGTTACTTATAATAACTCTGCTACTATAGTTGCTAATGCTTCTGGTATTAACTGCACTTTTGGCGGGCACTTTGTGACTATTGATAGTAGCGGGGTTCATTTGGGTTAATCTAAAAAATGCCCTCGGGTTTCCCCGAAGGTCGGCAATAGAGGCGATTTGTTTTGGTGCTACATTTGAATCCCTAAGGTGGAGTTTAGTTCTAGATTGTTACTAGTGTTATACGTCATGTATTACTCCACTTCTTCAAATGAAACGAGAGGAAACCCTTATTCCTCTCGGTACTACTATTATTGCATCATCTTACGTATTGTTATGTCGTAGATGCTTCTGAACCCATGTTCTTCCTCATGAGGTCATGCACGTCTTCTTCCATTACAACTTCTGACTCAGCCCCAATTTCACTACCCAACGTTTTTAGGTAGGTATTCAACTTCAACAACAACTTATCACCTAAGGGTTGATTTAACTGTTTAAGCCAGCCTATTCTACCCTTGACAGAACTTAAGAAAGTAGATGGGTTAGGAGCCCCTGCTTTCAAGGATTCTTCCTCTACCCCATTCCTCGTAATGTTATGTACTATAGCTCTCAGAAGTAGCCGGTCTTTTTTCAGCATATTAGTTTTCTGATTTACTACAACACCACAAACCCATTGACGCTGATAATAACCCATTACCTTCGTCTTCTTCTTGTTTATTCTGAATCCAAACCGTGTTACAAATTCTGAAATATCTTTAATAATCTGCTCTAAAGAATCAGTATGCCTATTCATGGATAAAGTAATGTCATCTGCGTAGATGGTTAATGTGTAATTTTTAGAATCACAATATTCTCGGAGCAAAGGTCCGAATGTTTTCGCAGCAATGATATTACTTATCTTTGGGCTAGTCAAAGCCCCTTGTGGTACATATGCCTTATACGTGCATAACTCTGATAACGTTCTTGCTGGAGTGACCCCCATACCCATGCCTGTAAACATTTCAAATAAAGAACTCTGCTTAATACTATGGAAGAAGTCTTTAATGTCAATACTTACAACCACTCGTTTGTTAATGTGCTCTTGCGTCATAACAGGAATAGATTTATCTTTTTCAAACGCGTATATATAACTGGGTATCTCAATCTTATCGAGGATCTTCGTCAGTATTCGATATTGTACTGTTCTCATCGGCTGATCGGGATTGTGTAATAATCTCACTTTCCCAGTCCCACGTTTGCGAATTGTCAGCGTAGAGTAATGCTCCGACTTGTTCTTCCCAAGCCAAGTTAGCGTCTTGGGCGACTTCATCCCCAAGTGATTCGCTAAGTCCCGGTTGGAGCCCAGGACTGGCAGTGCCAATGGTGTTGGTTGTACTTGTGTGCTTTGTGGTACTGACTGGACGCTCGTTTGCGACATTAAATTTTCTCCTTAATAGTTCTTGTTTTGTTATGGTATACACTTTTTTATTACAGATAATAAGTCCATCTGCCAATACGGGTGGTGATTTTTCTATCCTGATAAATTTATCACCTAAAGAAATGGGTTTAAATTTAATAGGGTAGTAGTCATAGAGCAAGCCAGTAACGAGAATAAAAGCATCTCTATTCGTTTCAAGGACAGGCTTTGAACTTCTGGGTGGCTTAGTTACTAAGCCTATAACCTCGTCAAGTCTAACCATTTAAATCTAGATCTCCTAAGTTGCTTGGTTCCCCTCTTTGGAATCCATGTGCGCCTTAATGATACGGGCCACTTCCACGGCTATTGTTAGTGCTACTGAGAGGAATGCCAATATTTTTTGTAGAATAGTCATTTGCTTGTAAAACCTTTTTTTATAGTTATAGTGATCGGGATTAGAATAGATTCCCCATCTAAATACCTTATACCAAAAAATAGCTCTTAGTTGATATTGTATAGGGGTCTATAAGAGCTTTGTTTACTAAAGTTAGGTAAGGATATCCCACAGTAGTAATAAATCGATCCTAGGCTCATCTGAGGGCTCCTGAGCACATTACGGATATATAAGTCGCACAGTATTGCCAAGTAGGTAAAGCAATGTGTTATCCGGTAATAGAAGTACTTGGTAAGTTTACAGGATAACTGCTAGTGTCGGATATTTCTCAAAACTATTTATCTATAAGAAACAACATCTTACAAAGAAAAAGGCATAATTTTGTCCAGCCTGGACATAGCATGTCCCATCGAAAAGACACTTTGTCCACCTGTTTCTTTAATATAATCATAGACTTACTTCACTTCTGGACAAAAAGACACGTGGACATTCAAAACAATATAACAAGTATTAAAAATAAGAATATCACTACAAAAATATTTCAAGGACAAAAGACAACCAGACATTCAAAATATAAGCTACTTTGTGGAGAATGAAATACCAATATAAATTATGAATTATTACTAGTACCCCCTCTTATATATATAAATATACTTTTTAAGTAACTATATATATAAGGGATGGCTTTTTAGCCCAAAACAAATTTTTATGGCTAGAATATATTTCTCACAAAGTGCCTTATGTTTTGAATGTCTGGTCGTCTTTTTGGCCATATTATTTTTTATAGTGATATTCTTATTTTTAATACTTGTTATATTGTTTTGAATGTCCACGTGTCTTTTTGTCCAGAAGTGAGGTAAGTCTATGATTTGATTAAGAAAACAGGTGGACAAAGTGTATTTTCGATGGGACATGGCATGTCCAGGCTGGACAAAATTATGCCTTTTTTTTTGTAAGCTATTGTTTATTATGGATAAACAGTTTTGAGAAATGTCTGAAGATCACCTCTATTAAAATACCTGTATGATTACTTTGGAGGATTTATGTCAGATATCGGCTCACTAGACAGTGCACGTAAGAAAAAGATGGTCGAGAACAATGTTCCCTCTAAAGAGACAGTCCTAGAAAGACTGAGAGAAGCAATTGAAATAGTAGAGAGTGGCGAGTATACTCCTAATAAGATTGTCATTCTTATGCTGGATGACTCTGATGATCGCTATGATGTCGAAGCTCTCTCTGGGGGAGCAAAAGCTCAAGACGCAGCCTTCCTGAGTTTATATGCAGGAGACCTTTTCAAGTCCTACTTACTACCACTAGATTACGATGAATGACTCAGAAGTACTTTTTACACAACAAGAACACCACGCAGACAAAGCAGGACTTCACTATGACTACCGAATAGTTATAGGAGATAAGGCCTACTCTTGGGCCAGTTTCAAAAACGTACCAGAACCAGGCAAGTCTATTATCTTTCACGAACAGCCTGTACATGACAGAGACTACGCCCTTAGTCCTAAAGTAGTTATTCCTAATGGACAATACGGAGGAGGTACTACCTACTTAAAGTGGGTTAAGAAAGGTAAGCTTGCAAAGGGCAAGGACTACTTTACTATTGAGACAGCTAGCGGAGAGAAATACTTGCTTAAGCATATACCGAGCTATGGAGAGAAGCAGTGGTTATTTAAGAACTTAACAGAGAGTAAGAAAGACATGAAAGAGAATAAGTACATAGAGAAGATTGCGGGTGTAAATAAGGAAGCATCCTTCTTAGGAGGAGCGGCAATAGGGCACTTGGCTCAGAATGCAATAACAAACCTAGGATTGCGTAGTAAGACTGTTGCTAATAACCTTGCTACCCACTTTGCTAACGGGTATATGGGGGGTGAGGCTGCAGGACATGTTAACAAAATTAAGAAAGCTATTATTGGAGCAGTATCACCAGACTTAGCTATCGCCGGTAATGTAGCCGGTAAGCTTGGGTCTCACTTAAGAGAGATAGCCCCTAGTCTTTCTTCTAGAGATAAAGTTGGTCTTAGAATGCTTAGTCAAGGTAGGTTTAATGATCTACATAAATATGGACTGTCTAAGAACCCCACAATTGTAAATGCAGTACATGCATTGAAGCATCACACTGGGGTAGATATGACTGGCCTTCTAGACCATAGAAATGCTAATAGACTAGAGGCTATTTGGAAGAGTAAAAAATACCCTTTATTGAATAATATATCTTCTCATCTTTCTAAAGGTATACCGTCCTCCAATCTCGTACAAGCAAAGCCTTCTTCTACAGCGCACATAGTTGGTAGTGCAGGAGCTGTCGCAGTAGAACCTGGCAGTGGATTACTATCTTTAACTAAGCATGTAGCCTCTACTAAAGCTTTTAATAAAAATAAGTATGGTAGAAAAATATCAGACACTATAACAAGTCACCTGATTAGCGAGCCTATAGAACATGGTTGGAAACAAGGAGCTAGCTATAATAATGGGATGAAGGCTAAATTGGTGGAACACTTAGTCAATCCTACCTCCGCCCATCTTCAGCGTACCTCTGCAGCTCTATCTGCTGCTATGAAGAACGATGCTTCTTACTAGAGCTAAACTTACTTTTAACAGCTTCAGTTGCTATAACCGAAGCCACTCCACAAATACCTACTACTGAGACAATATGTTCTTTAATGAAATCTATTATGATGGTTAGCATGTTACCTCCTATGTTGAAAATAGAGACTTATCTATGTACTACTCTTATACCATTTTAAAGACTGAAAGATTAATACTACATAGAAAAGATCACAATGTTTGGTTTATATAAAGTAAAACCTTTACTTCCACAACTCAGAACAGGTATACTTACATCAAGATATTTGGGGGATTTAAATGTGTAGATAACGTGACTAGCAGACTACTACCTAACCTGTAACATCTCAGATTTTTATTAAGGGACTACCTAATGTCAAGACGTAATCGTGACAATAAAGAAATACAAAGATCAACTAGACGTGGAAGCAACTATAGCTCTTTTGAGGAGCCCACTGATTACTCCAGAGAAACTATACCTGCTTATGTTCCAATTCAGGCAAAACCTATAGTCCCTAAAAATAGAAATCAAGAAGAATACATTCACGCAATTAGAACAGCTCAAATAACTTTCGGTATAGGTCCAGCCGGTACAGGTAAAACCTTTTTAGCCACAGCAGTAGCTGCAGAAGAGTTACTAGATAAGTCAGTGACTAAACTAATACTTACTAGACCTGCAGTAGAAGCGGGTGAAGATATGGGTTTCCTACCTGGCGAGATAGCAGAGAAGTTTGGCCCATACTTAACACCTTATAAAGAGATACTGATTAAGCGTCTTAATAAAGGGTTTATGGAATATGCTATACGACACGACAAGATAGAAGCTTCTCCTGTAGGATATATGCGAGGCAGAACCTTTGAAGATACTATTGTCCTCGTTGATGAGGCCCAGAATTTGACAGCTGAACAACTAAAAATGCTCATGACTCGCATAGGTAGTAACTGCCGTATGATAATTAATGGAGATCCTGCACAATCAGACATAGGTTCTAAATCAGGATTGATGGATGCAGTACGTAGAGTTAAGTGGATCCCTCAAGTAGCAGTAGTAACATTTACAGTAGAGGACATAGTTAGATCTGGGATAGTCTCAGATATAGTACAAAGTTATGAATGATAAGACAAAAAAAGAAGTAGAAGTTAGTAAACTACAACCTCAGCAATCTAGGGCTATTAAAAAGCTAGATCGCTCTGGAGGTATAGTTCTAGACCACAGCACAGGTTCAGGTAAGACCCGCACCTTCCTGGAAGCTATTCAAAGGTATCAAGATGAAGAGAAAGGTGGTAGATCCTTACTTGTTGCTCCTGCTAGTTTAGTAAAGAACGTCGATCATGAAATTAAGAAACATAACTTAAAAATAGATCGTAGTCGTTTAACAGTCCTATCTTATGAAAAAGCTACTGCTATGGAGGATGAGCTTAGTAAGCAACACTTCCATACGGTAGTGATGGACGAGGCACATAAGTTGAGAAACGTCGGTACTAAACGACATCAAGCCTTATCTGAGATAGTTTCTGGGGCAAAACGTAGAGTACTAGCAACTGCAACCCCTATTTATAATAAGCCTAGTGACATGGCTCCTTTATATAATATTGCTGCAGGCAGAGACATCCTGCCTAAGGACCCCAAAACTTTCGACAACATGTATCTGGCCAAGATACAAGAGAGCCCCACCTTAATGCAAAAACTACTAGGTGCCAAGTCTAGGGAAGTAACTCATTTAAAGAATACAAAGCAGTTACATAATATTATTAAGGGCTATGTAGACCATTACGACTTGGAAGATGACCCTGAGTCTATGAAGCATTTCCCTACTAAGTCAGAAAAGATTATTCAAGTAGAGATGTCTCCAGAGCAGCATAGAATATACCGCTATCTAGAAGGTCAACTGCCTTTCCATCTAAGAATGAAGGTACGTATGAACCTACCTTTAGATAAGAAAGAGTCTTCTCAGCTTAACGCATTCTCTAGTGGAATACGACAAGTCTCAAATTCAGTTCACCCATTCATGCCTCAGTATGATCATATCTCTCCAAAGATTCAGACTGCAACGGATAATCTAGAGAAGAAGATGAAGTCAGATAAAAACTTCAGAGGCTTAGTTTACTCCAACTATTTAGGTGCCGGGTTAGATGACTATTCCAAGACTTTGACTTCTAAAGGTATTGCTCACTCTTTATACACAGGTAAGTTGACCGCTGCTCAGAAAGATCAGTTAGTACAAGACTACAACTCTGGAAAAACCCCTGTCCTACTAGTTTCTTCCTCAGGTGCAGAAGGTCTAAACCTTAAAGGCACAAAGCTTATTCAGACATTAGAACCTCACTTTAATCACTCTAAGATTAAGCAGGTAGTAGGCCGAGGTGTTAGATATAAATCTCATGAGCACTTGCCTGCTAATGAAAGACATGTAGATGTAGAGATGTACCACTCAATATTCCCTAAGACTATGTTCGGTAAATCTAAGTCCCACTCTATAGATCAATACTTACAAGAGAACTCCGACCATAAAGGTGATTTGACTAATGAGATTAAAGAATTGGTTAAGAAAAATAACTAAACTTTAAAATACGTAGATGGACTATAAACGCCACCCTTATATAGAAGATGATTCTAGAATTGTAAAGATACAAGATCCTATCGGTTCTAGAAAGTGGGATGGTGCTAGCTATTTTTTACATTTTGACGAACAGGGAACTCCTGCCTTTATCTCTCGTAGACAAGGAGTTAAAGGAGACTTCCCAGATCGCACTGTAAAGCTTCCTCATCTGTCTACTCCTCTTCCTGCTTACGCTAACCAAACATTTCATGTAGAACTAGTTCACACAGGACATGATATGAGTAAAGACGCTATAGAAAGCCATCCTGTAGTATCTGGCATTCTTAATTCACTACCCCCTAGGGCATTAGATACCCAACAGAAAACAGGGCCTGTACGAGCCGTTCTATTAGATGTGTTACATCCTAGACTTCCAACCTATGGTGAGAAGATAGAATATATGCAAAAGCTGGAACAAGATTACGGTAAACCAAGCCTTTTATTTACCCCCGAATGGGTTGAGGGTCAAGAGGCTATTACTAATCTTGCACACAAGACTAAACAGAATGAGGCTGAAGGTGTTATAATAACTAGCAAGACAGCTCCTGAAACAAACAACCCTAGACTAAAGCTTAAGCATAAAGGTACTTGGAATTTAAAAGTTGTTGCCATAAACCAGGAAGTCGATATTAACGGCAACCTAAAAAATAGCATGGGTGCTTTAGTAGTTGCTGATAAAACAGGACGTATTGTAGCAGCAGTAGGAACAGGATTCTCAAGAGAGTTGAGAGAAGAGATTTGGGCTCATAAGGATAGGTGGATGAATAGAATGATTCAGGTTAAAGCAATGAATCCTACTGCACACAAACTCAGAGCCCCAGTATATAACGGATTACCCGATGGCGCATGGGATATAGTCTAACACTAAAATAGAGACATTATGGAAGAACTTGTACTTAGAAATTTAATAGAACTATACAAAGCTAAAGGAATAAGCTTTGAGCACCTACTTAAGAATGAGGTGTTTTTGGCTTTGCCTGTCGAAGCTAGAATCAAGCTAATAAAAGCTCACGCTAAAGAGCTATCAGATGGTGTACATTTTGACTCTACTGATGTTAAATACCTGCTGAAAACAATAGGTTCTATTGCTGCAGTTGGGCTGGGTGCTTATCACGCTGTTAGGCCACTATCCAGTCCTATTCTTAAAACTATAGCTACTTCTGCAGCAGCAGGAGCAACGTATACTGCGTATGATAACTTTAATAACTTAAGAAAAGACATAAAGAAAAAGGATATGACGCGATCCTTACTGACAAAACCGACCGACCAGAATAGTGTAAGCCTAATGGCTCAACTGGCTGGCTTAAAAATAATAAGGAAATAATAAATGCTAGCATATGATATTAAAGCCATTTTAGAAATAGTACCTGAGGCTACTGCCTTAGTTAAAAAGGCTAATTTAGAACAAGAATTCCCTGTAGAGACTATGGACTCCTACATCGCTTCAGTACTACGCTTCAACTACCTGACAAAGGTTGCTAAGGTAGCAGTAGACTATGATGCTTACGGTACTCTAGAAAAGGCCGCTGCTGTCTATAATATAGAGAATGAACTGAAACCTTTCATAGCTTCTATCTCTGCTTATGCCTCTAACGCTCTAGTTAAATCAGCTAGCGAGTTCAACTCGACTGAAGAATACTCTACTAGCAGTGCCTTTCAAGGAATGGAGAAGACTGCTCAGGTAGCCGCTCACTTGTACGAAATCCATGGCGCCGATGGTATGAATGACGACATAAAGAAATATGCAGGAGTAGGTTACTTAGACAAAGAAGCCGCTGTAGGCGGAATGATCTCCCGCTATCAAGCTTCCAAGGATGAGCGATTTGTTAAGCTTGCTAGAATAATTAGTGACACGGATGAGACAACTCTGCTACGTGCTGACTTGATGAAGATAGCTTCAACAGTCCTTGACTTAGAGAAAGAGAATGAGTTACAGTATATGGGCTTTAACTTCTTTGAGGAGTCAATTATTAAGTCTGCTGCCTCAGTATTGCTTATCTCTCTGGCAGGTGCTAAGGTTCCTTACGAGAAGATTGCTAGACTCGGTAAGGATAGAATTGCTTCAGTCCTAGGTAAAGATGTGGCAGAAGGTCTTACTAATGACCCAGTAAATGACAAACATGTATTAGAATCACTTCCTTTGGACTTACAAAGAATACTGGCATCCCTATTAAAATCGGTGTAAGTTATGTTAGAATTAAAAGACCTAAAAGGTTTAGATCAAGTTAGACTGCCTGTTTTAAAGGCAGCCCTTGACAAGATATTTGGAGAGGGTATTTGGAAGGATTTAGAGCCCGAGACTATCTCTATTCAGATGGGTGCAGTGTTTAGTCCTCTGATGATGGACAAGATACGAGTTCTTCAGATTCTAGATGCTGAAAAAGAGTTGTTCTATAATGACGTGCTTTTTTTCTTATACTCTACTGAAGTCATAAATAATGAACCTGCAGACTTTGAAGTAACTCCAGTCCCTACCTCTTTAGAAATGGCTTTTGCAATAGCAGAGATTATGGGGATATATCCAGGAGACTTTGCCAACTCAGTTAAACAGGTTATAACTTATATGCTGAACGAAGAAGGTTACTCAGTTCCAGTAGGTATCTTTGCAAGCCTAGTAGACCCGTTAGCTTTGTCTCCAGGCCAGACTCAAGAAGACACACGGGATAAAGAGTTAGCAATAAAACTATATTTACAAGGAATGATACATGGTAAACATTGAAACCCCTATTAACACACCGATCTCTATTCCTTTCACAAGTGTAAATCTTGTTACAGGTTTAACAGGTTTCGCATACGTAGTAGCTTTGAATAACGTAGTACTTTCTACTTTAACTACTCCCGTAGCCCCAACCTTTACTTTCGTAGAAATGGGTGGAGGAGCTTATCTCCTAACCTTCACTCCTAGCTCAACTGGTAACTATACTATCTATATTCAAAACCAGATAGCTGCGGGTATCAGTGTTGTTGCTAGAGATAAGTTCTCTTACCTACAAAATCTAGAGAATGAAGCAATTGGTAGCTGGTCTTGGAATAAAGCAACTGGTGTACTAACAATGCTTAGACAAGATGGTACTACCTTGGCTACCTACAACGTTGTTGATAATCTGACTACGGCTTCTCGCGCCAGAGTCTAATCTAAAAAAAGTGGGTATGTTAAAACTACCCACTTTTCTCTTACTACACTTGCCTAGGACTGAGCTGAAAGTGCTGAAATAAGCACCTCAAGCCCGGCTTCACTAACATCCAGCATAACAGTAGAATTAGGTATTCCATCTATTTCACCATCTGTGACGTTAACTGTCGTTGTTCTACCAGTCCCCATAGCCGCAGCAATAGCATCTCTATACATTTCTGCATCCATCTCCTCTGTCAGTACAGTGGCTGCTGTGCTCTCTCCTCTACTAGCATTAATAGCATTAACAGCAATAGCATTCATTTCTGATAACTGGTCCTGATGATACTCCTCGATGCGAACACGCATACTTTGCATCTCCGGAGTTTCTACTACTACTGTAGCATCCTCGGCCATAGCCAGAGCCTCAGCCTCAGCCCTCTCCTTAGCCATAGCCTCAGCTAGAATCTTCTCAGCTTTAGCCCGAGCTTCCTCTGCTTCCTTTAATACTCTCGCTGCTTCTCGCTGCTCCTCCATTAACAGATCATAGCTGCGTCTAGCCTCACTGAATAGAGAGTCTAAGCTAGTACCACGAAGATTACTGGATTCTACTAACTCCCTGATTGGTGTTGTACTGGCGATATTATACATTCCTCTAAGGTCAGACATGTTAGAAGAACCTCCTTGAGCTACGACCAAGTTGATGCGAGTTGTGGTAAAAGGCTTGACATAGTAGTAGTTCTGAATGACACCCATAATACTGGTTGCCATCATCGCATTAATAGCCAAGGTCTGGTCTAAGTCAGCACAGCTACCCCCAGGTGTATCAACCAAGTTTGCGTAGAAATCCAAATCAATGTATAGGCTAGGGACTCTAACACGAACCGGCAACATAGGAGGAATTTCATATTGATTCAGGTAATCCTGGAAACTATAGCCCTCAGACCTAGTTAAGTACTGAGCATGAAACGCCATTACTTGACCAAAGGAATCCTCGTTACCTGCATCAATAAATAACGGTTGCCCACTACCACTAACTGAGTAGAAAGCTTTTAAAATAGCTCTACGTGCATCAGCTGAGTCAACACACATAACAACAATAGGAGAACCATTATCTGTAGTGCGGTTTTCGAAGAGTACTTTATGCTCTCGATAATAACCTTCCACTCGTTTGACTACCGGAATAATCTCAATATTAAAAGCACGAGAATATCGTTCAGCCATAACTACTGCTTTAGGTCTACCAACGTCAGCACGAATAAAATTCTGACGTAGTAGATTCTTCTCCTCTACAATATCGTCATCAACAATGATAATAGCAGGGTCGATGACCCAAGGCATTGTTTTAAGGAACTGAGCTAACAGAGGTATTAACCTACCCCCTGTACCACCAGCACCCACTACTACTACAGTATTAGGAACTGTATTCGGGATAAATTCAAACATATTTAGATTCCTTCAGTGGCTATTTTGGCTTGACCAGCTCCAGAGAGCATGGCATACATTTTACGCATTAGCGTAAGTATTTCTACATCTGCTCCTTCTAAATCTTCTAATACATCTTCGATGGTTCCTATTGCGTCTGCAATGTCCTCACTCATAAGAGAATTCATCATGACGCTATCTTCTGACTCTGTATAACCCATATCCCCCATACTGACAATACCTTCAAGACCGTCCATATCCAAAGGCCCAGCTACGTAAGTTTCATTATAACTACGGCTAGTAATAGGGGTCACATTAGTAGTAGGCACGAACTTACCATTGCGCCATACACCTTCTCCCCGCTGAATAGCTTTACGCTCTTTCTTAGAGATACGACCTAGGGAAGAGTTGTCAGTTCCTTGTGAGAACAGATCATTGGTTCCACTACTGAAAGCAAAGGCCGGGCCTAGGTCATCAGCACCAAAACCCATGAAGTTATCAAACCCATCACGCATGTTGGTAGAAGGTAATCTTGGAGCGCCTTGAACACCTGGAGTATTAGGACCTTTATACTTATTTACCCAATCGTGAGCACCAGAGTTTAAATTAGGGTTGAACGGAGGAACTGCAGGAGCAGTACGAATCTTGACTTGGCTTAACCATTCTGGTTTAGACTTGCCTAGAACTTCTACTTCAAAGATGTCTGTTACTGAAGCAGTGCGTTTTTCTGCACCAATATTGAAGCGCCATACTAACTCAGGAGTTAGCATGTTTAATTTACCGACTACTCCTGAGTAGTAAATACCGTTACGATCATCTGCGTTATCTGTTCCAGAAAAGAATGCGCCCATAGTGTTATGGCTGTGAATATCTAATACGATTATATCGCCTTCTTTAATATGGTCATTCCCATAACTAACCGCAGCCTTACTGATTGTTTGATTAGGTACTGCGATGTGGTAACCATCAGTAGCATTCCACAGGATGTGAGCCATAGCTTCAACGTCTTGCTTAGTTGTACTCATAACATCTTTAAAGAAAGCAATGATGTCATGAAGTAAAGTTGCAGGAATCTTTCCAGCAGGAAGGAAGTTAATGTCTTCTTTAATAGAATCTGCACTATTAACCAATCCAGGAATAGCTGGTACTTTTACTGTAACATGACGACCGCCTCGAAGCTTCGTGTATTTGAAGAAGTTAAGACCATCTTTAATATAGATTTCTGACCATGCTCCTGAAGCTTTGACTTCTTCAAACTCATCTGGGGTAACAACACAAGATATAAATTTAACTAATTCTTTCATTTAGGAATCCTCCTCTAATTTAACAATATTGAATAATAACTAATAACAACGACTAAGAATGTTACTTACCTAGTCTGGCGTATGGAAACTCTGTCATACCTGATAACTCATTAATCCAATCTGCAGGCTGTGTACCTTTTACACAGCTGATACTCAGGTCACTATTAAAAGGTGTTGAGAATAGAAACGAGAAATACCAATCCAAGCCTCGGAAGTTATCAACAAATCCTGAAGGCATGGAGTTTCTACCGTAGCACATATGAGCATCCCCGAACGTGTTAGGCATTGGGCTATTCCAAACACCTTCGTCTTGTGTAGTAACAGCACGAAGAGGTAACTGAGATAACTTCTTATCCGTACAGTAGTAATAGACACTTTTAACAATCCACTTGTCTGCAGACTTAGTTAGTAGGAAGTTAAGAATCATGTTAGGGAAGGGTATCGTGTGTTTTTTAGGCTTTCCGTCTACGCGTCTAATAAACTCAATCTCTCGTATAGCAGCAGGGTAATAGCAAGACAGCTTCATATTATCTCCTGCCCTACTGATTAAGTAGCAATTGCTTGGTAACAAAATAGGCTCTTCTACTTCAGTAGCTTCGACTGCTTTGTCTATTAAGCATTTAAAGTCTGCAAAAGATAAAGCTTTCATTAGACCAGTAGGCGTTTCAAACTCCACATGCGTGGAATGCATTATAAAATTCTGTGCCATTTAATTTCCTATTAAATATAAAAGTCTACGGTGGATTGGAAGTGAGGCATTCTCTTGGCTGCATCACTTATTACTTTTGGATTAGGAGCTCTAATACTATCTCTAGCATCAAAATATTTTGTGAATAGTTCAAAGATTTGAGTAAGCTCTTTTGAGTTAGTAGGGACCTCAAAAGCAAGTTTTAATTTAGCCATACCTGACTCATACACATCAGGTAGGGTCTCAACGTTTAGATTCAAGAAATCTAAAATATTAATTTTATCTGCCTGCTCACTCATTTATATCTCCTAGTATAGTGACGGTTTCGATTACTGGTTGGACGGGTACCACTTCCACAGGCTGCACACCCTCCTCTCTAAGGAAGAAGTTATCTGGAAGAATATCGTCTCTTATGCACATCTCTCTATGAAGAGTGGCTAGAACCTGAAGCATATCCTCTAGCATTTCTAAAATACTAAAAGCATAGATTCTGTTAGCCTTAGAAGGTACTATGTCACAATACCTTAATATCCAAATTTCTCGATCCATCTCAGAGTCATACCTACTAATAAGCTCGTAGGTACCATTTGTAAGCGTACTTAACTTTCTACCCATCATACGCAGGTATCTTTCAACTCTAGGGCTTGGATGAGGACGAAGACTTACGTAATCATTACGCACTTTAACAAACTCTGCCTCCATAGGTGCTAGATATGGAATTCTAACTCTGAGATTACGAGAAATAATTTGCCATAACGTTCTTAGATTGCCTATAGGGCGATATAAGTCTATAGTCTTACTATAGCCGGCAGTTACCAGACCTAGCTCTTTAAGCTTGAAATTAGAATACTTACAAAGAGACTTTATACAGGCGTTATGTCCAATAGCCTTGATGTGCACTAGCTTGTTAGACATTCCTTCATAACTATTTAACGTCTCTATGGCAGACTCAAGATCATTGGACATAATCCTATACCCTTATTTATTTGTAAACTAAAAAAAGCAGGAGAGTTAAACCCCTGCTTCAACAACAACTAGACTAGCTAGTTATTAGCCAATTAAGAAATTCACAACACGCTTAAATAAACTAGCACCTTTTACACCAGTCTTAAGTAAACGAGCACCTTTAGTACCTGTCTTAGGACGGAAGGTGATTTTACGAGTAGAGCCATCTACTTCAGCGGTAGAATCCATGTTACCCAAACCAGGAATGGTTGTACCATACATGTTAACGATCTGAGCTGGAGTCCAATCGCCTGGGATAGAGAAATCTTGACCGGTGCTGGTTACTGTAAATTCTGTTGTTGATATTGCAACTGATGACATATTATTTCCTTAAAAGTTAAAATTTTTAGTATCGATAAAAAAAATTAGACAGAGTTTGTTTCGCTTAACGAAAAAATAATCTATAGATTATATGAGCCACACGGCAATCAATAGCTAACATATCTGTCTATATTATTTATACCAATAGAATCGCTTTTATTGAAACGTGTTAAACTACTACTACTAATAAAAAAGCCTACGGCTTTTACTTAACAAGGAATACTAAATGAAATTTGATATTAAGCCTTCAGACTTTGCTAAATCAATTCTACGATTAAAAGGTAAGCCTTTATCCTTTAACGGATATGAACCTTTTATTCCAGTGTATGATATAACTCCTAAAAGCCTAGTGCTGGTTGCGGGGCGGCAGTAGTCACCCCCCTGTCTAGTCTTCTGAAATTGGAGCAAGATGGGGGGGTGATATTTGCTGATCGGCAAATCCGTAATGATGGGCGGTGCCTCTATTTCACAGAGCATAATCCGGAATTACTTTAACACATTGTATATAGCACCTTTGAGTGGGCAGACTTCGAGATTCTCGACAGCCTACCTAGACCCTTACATGTCTAATCCGCTTATCAAGAAACACTTTACAGATCCTTCTACTAAGAAGAACGTATTCCAGAAGAGCTTTACTAATGGCTCTATCATATATCTTGGCTACGCTGACACAGAAGCTTCTGCAGATAGAGTTCGAGGAGTAAACGCGGATAGCTTATTGATGGACGAGATTCAAGACATCTCTTTAGATACTATTCCTATTCTTCAAGAGACTTTAGCAGCTTCTCCTTATGCATACAAACGCTTCACTGGTACTGCAAAAAATGAAGGCGGTAGTTTAGACTTGCTGTGGAAACGTAGCTGTCAAAATGAGTGGGTAACCAAGTGTACTCATTGTGGTAAGTATGCCGTCCCTCATGACTTAGAAACATGTCTATTAATTTCTTCCTCTAAATTAGGTCCTTCCTGCCCACACTGCTTTAAACCAATAGACATTACTACTGGACAGTGGGTATCTATGAAACCTTCTAATGAGTCTATGGGTTTTCACATGCCTCAGATTATCTTTGGCTCTCGAGTAGCTCCAAACAAATGGGCTGACTTACAGGAAAAAATTAGAGACTATTCTTTACCTAAGTTGTGTAATGAGGTGTTCGGCATTGCTTCAGGTAGTGGGGGTAGAATCTTATCTCTAACAGAAGCTCGCAACTGTTGTAACCCAGACAAGAAAGAGTTTGACACTTGCTGGCCAACCGACTACCGTGGTTTAAACCAGGTAGTGATTGGGTGTGACTGGTCTGTGACCGGAACAACTAAATCCTTTACTGCCTTCTCTGTTATTGGCTCAGACTACATGGGTAAGCTTTACTTACTACATAGTGAGATAGTTCAGGGTACTGACATTCTCGATCAAGTTAAACGCGCAGCAGACTTGTACACTCAGTTCAATTGCCAGATTATGTCTATGGACAGAGGAGTCGGTAAGCTTCAGTGGGAGTTGTTGGCTAATAAACTGGGCCATGATAAAGTAGTATCTATTAACTACGTTACAGCAAAGAACACCCTGCGTTGGGATAAGGATGGTAGATATTACGCAGCAGATAGGACATCTTGCATAGACTCTGTTATAATGAAATTCAAATTAGGTAGAAAGTTTTTTGAAGCACCTAGTTTTGAAATAACAGGCAAGTACTGGGATCATGCATTATGTATGTTCGAAGAAGAATCTAGAGCAGGTAAGAGACTATATCGTAAAGATGATGATGGCTCTGATGACTGGGTTCATAGTGTAGTATTTGCAAATATAGGGTTAATGATTCTACGTGGCGATTTTACATATACCAACCATGATGACGAATAACCCGATAGCCTAAAATAATCTTAATAAGGAAATAGAATAAATGTCTAATAACACCAGTTTTGACGAAGTACCTGTAGTAAACGTATCAAAGAGTAAAGCTGCTAAAGCCGCTACTTTTGTAGAAGCAGAGCTTCCAAGTGAGCCAGGTGTTGAAACACCCGCTGCACCAGCCGTAGAACCTACTGGTGTAGTAGAAGCTAAACCTAAATGGACTAAAGAGGAACTATATGCAGTTTTCGACACTCTGTTATTTCAAGGTGAATACACGGAAACAACTACTATTAAAGGTAAACTTCCTATAACTCTTAGAAGTAGATCTGCAGAAGAAACACTAAAGATCTCTCGTGAGATAGACAACACTCCTTATAATCTAGTCTCTACTGTGCAAGAACATAAAGCAATGCTTAACTTATCTTACTCTTTAGTAAACTACTCTGGTAAAGAACTAAGTGCTTTAGGGCAAGAAGCTACTTACAAGTTTATTAATAAGTTACCTATTTTTATTGTATCGGTCCTAATTGATACTCTAGCGAATTTCGATTCTAAAGTAGAGATGGCATGTAGAGAAGGTGAAGAAAATTTTTAAATGAACCTTGGGCGAATAGGAGATTACAACTATTCGTCTCAGGGGTGAAGGTTCCTCGCTTAGGATCCCCTCAAGACTATGTGCTTCAGAAGTTCATAATTCAAGAGGCTACTAAGAAGCTAAAGATTAATGGGTTGATAGCTCAAATAGCCATGGGTACTTCTACTACTGCTGAGCAAGTACACAAAGTAACAAGTTTATGGAATGACTACGTCTCTCTAGAGCTAGGATATCCGGTAGATGCATCAACCGCTCAGCCTTCTATATCTTCCAAGGAAGAAGCTATGTTTGAGGAGTACGCTAGAATAAGCACTTTAAGACCTACAATGAAGATGGATGATCGAGGTAACTACGTAGTATCTGGAATGAATATCTAATGTCTATATTTAGCACCACCGCCAATACTGGCTTTAACTCTTTTCAAGATCCTCTGAACCCAATGAACACTAATGGTGGAAATTGGGGAATGAACTC